TGAAGTGGCGGCATGACGGTACCCGTATCCAAATGTGCAGTCGTTAGATTGGCGCCATGAGCAAAGAATTCGACCCGATCGATATCCGTGGGCAAGAGCGTGCAAAGTCCGACAAAGATATGCGCGAAAAACTAGCCCGCGATAACGAAGAGGCAGATATCAAGTGGCTCATGGGTAGTAAGAGGGGGCGTCGCGTAGTGTGGCGTCTTATGGATCAATCCGGCGTGTTCCGGCTGTCGTTCAATACCAATGCAATGCAAATGGCATTTGCAGAAGGTAACAGAAACTTCGGCAATCGCACGCTCGCGATGATTCACTCTCTATGTCCTGAGTTATATCCACAAATGGTAAAGGAGCAATCCAATGACAGAATCGCTGATGACGGATCAAGCCACAACGACCACTGAAGGCACGCCCGCATCGCAAGACGCCTCGAGCACACAACCGACGGGGGGTGAGCAACAGGCATCACAGCAACAGGCTGACGGTACGCAAAACCAGCAGACTGGCCAGGACGGCCAGAAGACTGGCAATACCGAAGGTGATCAGAACGGTGTCAAGGCCACGGCCAAAGCACCGGAAGCGTACGAATTCAACGCAGGAGAAGGCCGAGAGTTCGACCCCGAGGTGATTAAATCATTCTCGGAAATCGCCAAGGAATTGGATTTGCCGCAAGACGCCGCGCAGAAAGTGCTAGACAAAGTCGCACCAAAAATCTTGGAGCGTCAGATGCAAGCACTTGAAACTGCTCGTAATGAATGGGCCGAATCTGCTCGCACCGACAAGGAATTCGGGGGTGACAAACTCAACGATAACCTGGTTGTGGCGAAGAAAGCACTCGACTCTTTTGGTACGCCAGAATTGCGCAAGTTGTTAAACGAGTCTGGCCTGGGCAATCATCCGGAAATGATCCGCATGATGTACAGGGCAGGCAAAGCAATCAGTGAGGATCGCTTTGTTGGCGGCACTCGAGGTGGTCAGAAATCTGGCCCCAAGGGTTTCAACGATTTAGCATCAGCGCTTTATTCAAATCAGCAATCTTAAATAGGAGTCCATCATGGCTACTTTGTCGAACAACTCTCTCACCCTGGCCGATTGGGCCAAACGCGTCGACCCGGACGGTCGAGTTCCCATCGTTGCAGAACTGCTTTCGCAGAGCAACGAAATCTTGGAAGACTGCGTGTTCAAGGAAGGCAACCTGCCTACCGGCGAACGCGTCGTAATCCGTACTGGCTTGCCAACTGTTTACTGGCGTGCTCTGAACCAAGGTATTCCAAACAGCAAATCGACAACTGCACAAGTTGACGAGGCTTGCGGTATTTTGGAAGCCCGTTCTGAAATCGACAAAGACTTGGCAATGTTGAACGGTAACACCGCTCAATTCCGCCTGTCTGAAGACCAGGCTTTCCTGGAAGCAATGAACCAGACTCAAGCCACGACTTTGTTCTACGGCAACCCTGGTGTTGATCCCAAGCAGTTCCTCGGCCTTGCCGCTCGCTACAGCGACAGCACTGCCGCCAACGGTCAGAACATTCTGAAGGCCGGTGGCTCTGGTTCTGATAACACATCGGTCTATTTGGTCGTGTGGGGTGACAACACTGTGTACTGCCCGTTCCCTAAAGGTTCGAAGGCTGGCTTGGTTCATGAAGACCTCGGCGAGCAAACCGTTTACAACAGTGACGGCACTCGCATGCAGGCTTTGGCAACTCGCTACCAGTGGAAGAATGGTCTTGTCGTTAAAGATTGGCGCTATGTTGTGCGCATCGCAAACATCGATGTGTCTGACCTAATGGCCCAAACTGGCACGCAGGCTTCTACCGCCGCAACCGCGATCATCAAGTTGATGGCTCGTTCTTTGTACCGTATTCCTAACATGGCAATGGGCCGTGGCGCGTTCTACATGAACCGCACTGTGCATTCCGGTTTGGCAATTGCGGCCCTGGACAAGAGCCAATATGTTCTGAAGATCAACGAAGGCTTGAGCCAATTCGGTATGCCTTATTCTTGGCTGTCGTTCCTTGGCGTTCCGCTCCGTTGTGTTGACTCATTGCTCAACACCGAAGCGGCCATTTCTTAATTGATCAACTTAACTCTGAAAGGAACACATCATGATTACCGATAAACTGCTCCGCGTCTCTACTGACCAAGCCGTGACCACAACTGCCGTGTCGACCGATACTGTCGACTTGTCTATTGCTCGCGACATGGGCGAAGGTGGCGACCTTTACATGAACTTCGCAATGACTGAGGCTTTCGCTGGTGGTACTTCTACCAACTTCGAAATCATCATCGCTGACAATGCCGCTCTGTCGAGCAATGTCGTGGTGATTGGCGCTTCCGGCGCGATCGTGACTGCTAGTTTGACTCTCGGCACTAATGTTGCCGTGCGTCTGAACCCGCAAATCGCATCGCTTGGTAAGCGTTACTTGGGCGCCCGCTACACCGTGTCTGGCACTAACACTGCTGGCAAGGTTGTTGCAGACATCGTTATGGATGTTCAGGACGGCAAGAAGTTCTATGCATCTGGCTTTGCCGTAGTCTAATAAGGAGAATTACACATGCCTAAATACCGCGTCACCGCACCTTGCTTTATCAACAATGGCCTACGCAATGAAGGCGAGATCGTCGACTATGATGGTCCTGCTGGCTCTGCTTTGGTCCCCATCGATGATGAAGGCAATGAGGCCAAGGTAGAAACTTCTGCAAAGAAGTGGGCACCTAAAGCCAAGCGCGGCGCTGATGAAGGCTCCGTGTAATCCTTCCTAATTGGAAGCCGTAAGTCACGGGGGGCCGCTGGGAAACCACGGTCCCCTTTTTACATTTAGGAGGCCATCATGGCATCAGTTGTCGACATCTGTAACCTTGCGCTGGCGCACCTGGGCGACAACGCCACCATCGCAAGCATCGATCCACCAGAAGGATCTGCGCAGGCAGAACATTGCCAACGCTTCTTCCCAATCGCTCGAGACACCTTGCTCGAGATGCACAGTTGGGCTTTCGCAACCAAACGAGCATACGGCGCCGAAGTTGAAAACACTTGGCCAATGTGGCAGTACGCATACGCAACGCCTAGTGATGCAATGCACATCATTGCAGTGCTACCGCCTGAAGCACGAGACGACTACAGCACCAACTTCACTCCGGAAACTTATCCGGACTTTTACACCAACTACTCACCGTCTGTGGCCGCTGGCCAATATGTCCCGCAGAAGTTCGCAGTCGAGACTGCATTTGATGGATCGCAGATTGTCCTGACCAATCAAAATCAAGCAGTCATACGCTACGCCGCACGCGTAACTGACCCAACAAAATACTCTGCATTGTTTACCAATACCCTGTCATGGCACCTTGCATCAATGCTTGCAGGACCAGTGATTAAGGGTGACCAGGGCGCCGCAGAAGCCAAGCGATGCATCACCATGATGAACTTGTACCTTGGCAAAGCAATGGAGTCTGATTCCAATGAGCGCCAGATCAAGCCAGAGCACATCGTGTCCTGGATTGCGGGGAGATAAACATGCCTAATGTGCGCACACTACAACGATCCTTTGCTGGCGGCGAGATGTCGCCAGAGATGTTTGGTCGCATCGATGATGTGAAGTACCAGACCGGCGCGGCAACGATGAAGAACTTCATTGCTACGCCACAAGGCCCAGCAGAAAACCGCGCAGGCTTTGCATTTGTCCGCGAGGTCAAAGACAGTACCAAGCGCACCAGGCTTATCCCGTTCACATACTCGACCACGCAAACCATGGTGATCGAATTAAGCCCAGGCTTCATTCGCTTTCACACACAAGGCGGCACACTGCTGTCTGGTGGCGTGCCATACGAGATTGCCAACCCATACGCAGAAGCAGATCTGTTTGACATCCACTATGTGCAGTCGGCTGATGTTATGACGCTGGTACATCCGAACTATGCGCCGCGTGAACTCAAACGATTGGGCGCCACCAACTGGACGCTAACCACCATCAACTTTGGATCGCCGATTGCCGCGCCCACTGGCGTGACTGCCACTCGGTACATTCCTGCGTCATCCTCAACCAACGCAGACACATACGAGACGATGAGTTATGTCGTGACTGCCATC